TAAGAAGAGATGGTTGGATAGATACTTGGAGGCATAGAAACAGAACTACTATTATGTACTCTATATTTAAAACATCTTTTAAATGCTCACAAATGATAAGTAGAATATATAGAATACTTTTAGGCGAAGAAGATATGCCTACATCAGAAAGAAGTATTTTTTTTAATAACAAGTCATATACAGATAAAGTTTATAACAAAGCTATTGATGATATGATAAAAGATAATACAAGATGACTACAATGAAAAATATGGCTTATTGGAAGTCTAAAGCAGGTATTGATTTAACTAAAAAACCAGTTGGACCTAGAGCTACACCAAAACCTTTTGATCGTGAAAAGTTTGAAGAAGAAACTAGAGTAGCACAAGGTATGGAAAATGTAAGAGCAGAGCTTTTTAGCGATAAATCAACACATGATATGGTTAAAGAAAATCTTAAAAAAAGAAAATAATATGGCGTTTAAAATGAAAGGACCATCACTTTTAAAGATGGTAAAACAAATGAAAGAAGGCTCACCAGCAAAACAAAAGCCTTTAGGTACTTCTCAAACTAATAAAAATAAAGAGGAAGCTGCAAAGTCAATTAGAGACGCTTCTAAACAAACAATGGAAGTAAACGAAAAACTTGGTAAACAATTTCTCGGTGAAACAGTTGACGCTATGCAAAAACAAGAAAACACACAAACAGGTGATTTAACATATACAGGTGGTAGCTTTGACCAAGCATTTGCAGACGCTAAAAAATCAGGTGCTGGAGTATTTACATATGATGGTAAAAAGTATCGTACTCAAACAAAAAAAGATAAGGAAATGGATGATGCGCTTTCAAAACTACCAAAAAAGAAAATACAACCTTTACCAGTTAAAGATGATGCTAAAATAATAAAAGCAAAAAAAGACAGACCAGATCCTACTTTTGAAGGCACTGATGAATTTAGAAGTCTTGACGAAATAAGATCAGCATCTAGAAAATAAAAATATGGCATTTAAACTAGGATCAGAAAGAGGTAATTATGCTATAAATGGCGAGATAAAAAGCAAACTTAGTTTTAATAGAAAACCAAGTGGTGATGCTTCTTTACCTGGTGTTCCAGTTATTAGAAAAGATTTAGATGAAGGAATATTAGGTGAAGCTAATGCTGATGGCACTATATTTATTAGTAATGAAATAATACCTGGTAGCGAAAAAGAAAAAGAAATACTTGCGCACGAGATGGTTCACATGACTGATATGAAAGTTGGTAAGTTAGCTTACAATGATAATTATATTAAGTGGAACGGTAACACGTACGAAAGAAAAGATGGTATGATAAATTATGAAGGACAAATGATACCAGAAGGTGATAAATCTTTTCCATGGGAACAAATGCCTTGGGAATAAAAAATAAAAAAATATGTTAGATAAAATATTCGGAGGTGGTGCTGCTGACCTCGTAAAAAGTGTAGGTGGTGTTATAGATAATTTACATACATCTAAAGAAGAAAAATTAGAAGCAGAAAAACAAATTAAAGACATGATCATGGGTTATGAAGCTGAGATGCAAAAGCAAGTAACTAACAGGTGGAACGTTGATATGAACTCTGATTCATGGCTTAGTAAAAACATAAGACCTTTAGTACTTATATTTTTAGTAGTATCAACAGTGTTGATGATATTTATCGATGCTGGTGTTATTGCTTTTGAGGTAAAAGATACTTGGGTAGACTTATTACAACTAGTATTAATAACGGTGATTGGTGCTTACTTCGGTGGTAGATCACTAGAAAAAGTAAAAAAATAAATTATGAAATCAAAATTTTTTAATTCATCAGTATTATCACCGACTGTAGCTGCATCAAAACAAAACTCTGCTTTTGCAGATGGAGATATTGTTTTTGACTGGCAAGGTTTTGAAATACCTAAAGGTACAGCAAAAGTTCTTGGTGCTACAGTTATATTAAGAGCTAAAAATGACGCTGGTCAAACAGTTCAACCTGCTGGTTTAGACTTGTTATTTGCTAAAGGCCCTGTGCCTGATGCAACGCCAACTTCGCTTGGTGTTGTGAATGCAGAAATAACTAACTTTGCTTCAACAGATATAATAGGCGCTATGCCTTTTAACGCAAACGATGTTTTCGGTACTAGAACTTTATACCAGTCGTTAGTATCAAGTTGTGAAACTGTTTTAGAGCCAAACCCAAGCTCAGGTTCAACAATAGGTGTTGATAAATTTTATGTAGCTGGTATTGCTGCTGGAGCTTTAGATTTTAGATCAGGACTCACAGTAAACGAAGCTAACTTTGGAGCAGGTACACAAACCATAATAACCGTTGCTGATGTTGATGCTACATTAGGATTTGTAGCGGGTGATGTTATTCATGCAGCAGATGATGCGGTGCTTGGTACTATTGCAAGCGTTGACAATGCTAATCAAATAACTTTAACAGCAGCAAACACAGCGGCTATAGAAGACGATGATGTTTTATACAATATAAATCCTATAAGAATTATATTACATTTTTCAAAATAAAAACAAACAATTAATTTAAATTAAATAAAATGGCAAAAAAAGAAAAGGTTCTGGACCTTAAACCAGAAAAAATTTCTGACGAACAGTTAAAAAAATTACAAGAAACTATAAATGGTATTAATAGAGGTCAGTTAGAAATAGGTTCAATGGAAATAAGAAAACATGAGATGATGCATAATATAGCTAATTTAAGAGATAAAATAGCTTTGATGCAAAACGAGTTTGAAAAAGAATACGGTACTTATGATATTAATATACAAGATGGTACTATAAATTATCAAGACAATGGCGAAGTTAATAAGAAAGATTAGTATAGGTAAAGACTATAAAAACGACGCTATGCATTATGCTGTTGGTCAAGAAGTTTACGGTGGACATACTATTTCGGATATTATAGAGGAACAAGATAAGTACTCTGTTTATATTAAAAAAAACAAAAACGTATTACCTTGGAAAGACTTCAATAAAAACATGGCTGTATCTGTAGAGTATAATTTAGAATACTAATGAAAAGCGTTCACAACTTTGTTGTAACGCCAAAAGGAAACAGATATAACAATACTAAAAAAGTTGGTGATTCAGAACTTATAATTAACACAGAAATATCTAATCATCAATACATAAACAGAGAGGCAATTGTTGTATCAACTCCAATAGCGGGACATACAGAAATACAAGCTGGAGATACTGTTATATTACATCATAATGTTTTTCGTAGATGGTACAATGTAAAGGGTATAGAAAAAAACAGTAAAAGTTATTTTAGTGAAAATATTTATTTTGTAAATCATGATCAAATATTTTTATATAAAAGAAATAAACAATGGTTAGCACCTCAAGGTTATTGTTTTGTAAAACCTATAAAATCCACAAATAAATTTAATGTTGCGTCAGAAAAACCACTTCAAGGTATTGTTAAATATTCTGATGGCACAGTAGAGGTTAATGACTTAATAGGTTTTAGACCTAACAGTGAATATGAGTTTATAGTCGATGGTGAAAGACTATATAGAGTTTTATCTAATTTTATTACAATTAAATATGAATATCAAGGAAACGAAGAAGAGTATAATCCAAGCTGGGCGTAAAGCTGTTGATGAACTAATCAAAGTAGCAGAAGAAAAAATTATTACTAACACAGAAGATGATGTTAGTGCTGATAGATTAAAAAATGCAGCAGCTACTAAAAAGCTAGCTATATTTGATGCTTTTGAAATATTGAATAGAATACAAGAAGAAGAAAACTTACTTGATGGTAAAACACCTGAAGAAACAAAAAAAACTGTATTTAGAGGGTTTGCAGAAGGAAGATCAAAATGATGTACGAACAGAACTTAGTTAAAATAATACAGCCTATTAAGTTGACAACTATTAAAAGGCTTAACAAATCTAAAAAATGGAAATATGGATACAATAAAGAACATGATGTCGTGGTTATATCAAAAACTGGTAAAATTGGGGATATACTTGAGATGCAAGGTTTGCGCATTGCTTTGCCAATGTTGCCAGTGCGAGTGTATAGCAACGAACAAAACAAGTGGCAAAAAATAGAATACCCAAAAGAGTTAAGTAGATTAAAAAATATATTTGACTGGAGATCATACCCTGAAGACCAAAAAGAAAAATGGTACGATTATATAGACGAAGAGTTTAAACGTAGGGAACAAGGCTTTTGGTTTACAAACAAAGGAAAGCCAACATACATAACAGGTACACACTATATGTATTTACAATGGAGTAAAATTGACGTAGGTGCACCTGACTTTAGAGAAGCTAATAGATTGTTTTATATCTTTTGGGAAGCTTGTAAAGCTGATAAAAGATGTTACGGTATGTGTTACCTAAAGAACAGAAGATCAGGCTTTTCGTTTATGTCATCTGCTGAAACAGTTAATTTAGCTACAATATCAAGTGATAGTAGATATGGTATACTTTCTAAAACCGGTGCTGACGCTAAGAAAATGTTTACAGATAAAGTAGTGCCTATTAGTATTAATTATCCTTTTTTCTTTAAACCAATACAAGACGGTATGGACAGGCCAAAATCAGAGCTTGCGTATAGAGTACCAGCTAGTAAGTTTACTAGGAAAAAAATTACATCTAACGAACAGTTAGAAGATATACAGGGATTAGATACAACTATTGACTGGAAGAATACTGGTGATAATAGTTATGATGGTGAAAAGTTAGCTTTATTGGTTCACGATGAAAGCGGTAAATGGGAAAGACCAGATAATATACTAAATAACTGGCGAGTAACAAAAACTTGTCTTAGACTTGGTAGTAGAATTATAGGTAAATGCATGATGGGTTCTACTTCTAACTCGCTAGACAAGGGTGGTGAAAACTTTAAAAAATTATACAATGCGTCAGATGTCACTAAAAGAAATAGAAATGGTCAAACAAAATCTGGTTTATATTCTTTGTTTATCCCAATGGAATGGAACTACGAAGGATTTATTGATGAGTACGGAGTTCCAGTATTCACTACTCCTGA